CAATTAAAAAAGCTCTTATTGAAATGCGGAAAGACCAATATATAATTAAAAATGCTTATCGTGTTCCAATAACTACTTCTAAAATTAGTCGTTCCGAACATTATATCCCTCTCGACGACCTCACAGATTCCTTTGACGCAGACGGATATCCGGTGCCGCAAGGCGTTTCCTTAATGGACCCGGAAGTCTGTTCAGCAATCCTTTGCAATTATTCTCGTTTAAAAGAAGGGTCTTGGGGAGTTTTTGGGGCCGACACATGGTATTTACTTTATGATTTTGAGCGTACTTGCGACAAGGCGCTTGCGCCCTACCCAATTTATATGTCGATTGTGGAAATGAAGATAGATGGTTGTCAAAATATTGATATTCAAGAATATATTCAATTAAACTATGGCATTAAGCATAGTGTGGAGTATATATCAAGCCTATGGCGCAATAAAATTCCTAAGCTGATTGCGGCCACCGCTGAGGATGAATATTTAAATTGGTATTATTTAAATAAAGAATATGGCCGATATAAAAAATGTAGTAAGTGTGGGCAAATTAAGTTAGCCCATAATAAATATTTTTCCAAGAATAAAACAAGCCGTGATGGGTTTTACAGTATTTGTAAAGAATGTCGTAATAAAAAGAAAAAATAATTTCGGGCAGAAATTATTAATTCTCTCTACTTAATTTTAAAAAATAAATAGGAGGAAATAATATGCCAGATAAAATGTATTATTGTGAAAAATGTAATAAAACCATGGCGGACATTTAGTTTTATTCTAGTAACAATTTAGAAAAATATCCAGAAGGTAAATTACATATTTGTAAAAAGTGCGCTTCCATGCATATAGATAATTGGAATCCAGAAACATATCTATGGATTTTGCAAGAGTGCGATGTACCTTATGTTCCAGATGAATGGAACAAACTTTTAGCCACTTATGCAAAAGATAGAAGCAAAGTTACTGGACTAACCATTATAGGTCGTTATCTAGCGAAAATGCGTTTAAAGCAATTTCGAGATTATAGATGGAAAGATACAGAATTTTTACAAGAACTCAAAAACAACCAAATAGAACAAACAATGAAGCGTCAAGGGTTTGACTAGTAGCAGATTACTACTGCTATAACAAAGGCCACCTTTGATGTACCAAACGAGCCACTTGCGGCCCCCGAGGGCACCTTCGACGACTATATCGCCAAAGAGCCCGTCGATTACTTCGCAGAACCAACTGCCGCAGATGACGAAGTAGACCTAACGGAAGAAGACACCGCGATGCTTCGGCTAAAATGGGGTAAAGCCTATAAGCCCTCTGAATGGGTTTAGCTTGAAAAGCTTTATAACGAAATGATGTAGTCTTACGATATACAAACCGCAGGACATATTGATACTTTGAAATTAATATGTAAAACTTCTTTGAAAGCAAATTAGCTCATTGACCTTGGCGACGTTGAGGGCTTCCAAAAAATGTCAAAGGTTTATGATTCATTGATGAAAGCAGGAAACTTCACAGCCGCGCAAAACAAAGCTGCTACTGGAGATTTCGTTGATTCTATTGGAGAGCTTGTGGCTATTTGTGAAAAAGAAGGTTTTATACCTCGTTATTATATAGGCGAGCCCAACGATAAGGTTGATGAAACAATCAAGGATATGTAGAGATATACTACTACACTAGTCCAAGAGGAAACCAACTTAACACAACTCCTGGAAGAAGCTATTAAAACAATTCAAAAAGAAGATGCCGAGGAAGAAGAAGAAGACGATGATATCTTCGTTTACGATGATGATGTAGCAGAGGTCGAAAAAGAACTCAAAGAAGATGACTACGAAGAGTTTAATCAATTTTTAGAACAAGAAGAAATTGATGATTAGCTTTTAACCGACTTTTTGAGTGGAGGTAATGAATAATGGCCTTAGCAGATTTATTAAATTTAGATAGCAGCAGATAGAAAATTGGGCTATCTGAGGAACGAATCAGGGGTATAATACCTGCGGCCCGCCAATACATAGCGTTTTGGCGAGAATATCCTGACCTCTTTGTCGACTTCATGGTACGCGGAGCTAGAACAGAAGTTCTAGAAGGAGAATTTCATTTTTACTTTTATTAGCGAGTGTTTTTAAGAACGGTTATGCGCTACTAGTATGTATATGCGGTTTTCCCTCGTGCGTATTCTAAATCTTTTCTTTCTGTCATGGCGCTTATGTGTCGTTGTATACTATTTCCACGTTGCAACTTGTTTGTTACTTCTGGAGGAAAGGAACAAGCTTCAGGAATCCTTAAAGATAAGGTCAATGAAATTTGTACTTTAATTCCGGCATTTCAGAAGGAAATCGACTGGCGCAGAGGTAAAACTCAAGAAGGTAAAGATTATTGTAGATACATCTTTAAAAGTGGCTCTACCCTTGATAATATTGCGGCCCGTGAAAGCTCAAGAGGTAAACGTAAGACTGGAGGGCTTGTAGAAGAGTGCGTAGGTGTAGATGGAAAGATTCTGCAAGAAGTTATCATTCCTACCATGGCCATTTCTCGTAGAGCAATGGACGGAACGAAGCATGAAGAAGAATCTGTAAATAAGAGCCAGGTGTTTATTACTACTGCTGGTTTCAAGGGAACGTTCCCCTACGATAAACTAATACAGTTTTTGGTACGCATGGTCACCAAACCAGACAAATGTATGGTTCTTGGTGGTACTTGGCGTTTGCCAGTAGCAGTTGGTCTACAGAGTAAAACCTTTATAAAAGACCAAAAGGAAGATGGAACATTTAACGAAGCTTCGTTTGAGCGAGAATTTGAATCCAGGTGGACTGGTGACGTTGAAGATGCTTTCTTTAATTCCGAACATTTTGAACGCAATCGTATATTAAATCAACCGGAATATAAATCATCTGGGCGCTCCAGTAAAAGTTCTTACTATATTATATCTGTTGATGTTGGTCGAAAAGGCTGTGACACGAAAGCTTGCGTATTTAACGTAATCCCACAACCTACTTCTGGTTCGATAAAGAAATTAGTTAATATTGTGACTATTAGTAATGAACATTTTGGAGATTAGGCTTTAGAATTAAAGAAATTATTCTATAACTATGGAGCGCGGCGTATGGTTATTGATGCGAACGGTCTTGGTATCGGTCTTGTTGACTATATGGTAAAACCTTCCATTGACCCATTGACAAATGAAACTTATCCTGATTTTGGTATATATGGAGGCACTTATGATGGGGCCGAAGAGGAATATAAAAAATTTAGAACACCAGATTGCGAAGATGATGCCTTGTACCTTATCAAGGCCAACGCCCCAATCAATACTGAAATGCACTCTAATGTCAGAGTTTAGCTTGCTTCTGGAAAAATAAAATTTTTAATTGATGAAAAAGTTGCAAAAACAAAACTATTAGGAACGGTAAAAGGAGCTGCTATGAAGCCAGAAGAAAGAAAAATCTTTCTTTATCCATTTACAGCCACTTCCATTCTTCGGGATGAAATGATGAATTTACGCGAAGATAATGAAGGTGTAAATATTATTTTAAAGCAAGCCAATAGAAACGTTCCTAAAGATACGTTTTCCTCTTTTGAATATGGTATATATTATATTAAAGAAATGGAAGATAATAAGAAGAAAAAGAAGAAATTTAATGCGGCCGAGTGGAAGTTCTTTACTCCAGCACGAGTGTGACAAGGAGGTTAATAGATGCGGGCTTCAAGAGCAGAGATTTGTATTGAAGAAATATTGAGAGATGCAGGGCTAAACTTTAAAATGGAATACAGCTTTGAAGGATTAAATAGTCCCAATGGCAGACCATTAAGGTTTGATTTTGTAATCTTTGATGATGAAGGAAGAATTGATTTCATTATAGAATATCAAGGACGCCAGCATTATGAACCCAGTCCTAAATTTGGTGGAAAAAGAGGTTTCTACCAGCAGCAATACAATGATAATTAGAAGAGAAGATTTTGCGCTCTTCATGGAATTAAATTAATAGAAATACCATATACAGAAGAAAATCTTTTGTCATATGATTATATTATGTCTAAAGCTGGATATTAAAGGAGGTGTCATTTAATTTGGAAAAATAGGAAAGACTAGATTAGATTTATGAAAAGGGCTTCAATATGCGTGGTTCCCCAGATTCTGGTAACTATGCCCGTATAAAAATAGGCACTAAAGCTTATGATGACGCCGTTGTAGATTTAAAGCACTTTGATAAATTAGATTTTAGACATTTTCGAGATAAAGAATTTGTTATTAAAGCATTAATAGAAAATGATGTTCCTTTGTTACGCGCTATATCTAATTATTTTTATCGTACAAATGGTATTTATTAGAAAGTGGTTAATTACTTCGCTACAATGTATAGATTCGATTGGTACATGGTCGCAGAACCCTTTACCGAAACTGTGAACGAAGAAAAAGTATTAACCGATTTTAATAAAGCATTAACTTATTTTGATAATAGTAATATTAAAAGACTATGTGCTGACTTTACTCTTTCTGTTCTGAGAGATGGAGTTTATTATGGCTATGCTTACGAGGGTACCGATGGTATTATTGTTTAGGAATTACCATGGAAATGGTGTAGATCTAGATACAAAATCAGAGGTATGCCAGCAATCGAATTTGATATGAAGTTCTTCGATACTAAGTTTCCTGAGATTGGCTATAGAATGAAGATATTAGATTTATTCCCACCCGAGTTCAAGAAAGGATATTTACTTTATAAGCAAGGAAAACTACCTGCGGACGACCCCTATGTACCAGCAGGGACCGCAAAGGGCCATTGGTATCTTCTAGATCCAGGATGCGCTTTTAAATTCAATCTTTTTGGGACTAATGAATTGCCTTTGTTTGTAAATGCTATTCCAGAGATTATTGACCTGGGAGTGGCGCAAGGTATTGACCGCAAGCGTCAGTTATAGCAGCTATTAAAGATTATTATTTAGAAATTGCCACTTGATAAAAATGGCGATTTAATTTTTGATATTGATGAAGCTAGAGACATACACAATAATGCGGTAGAAATGCTAGCTAATTGCGTTGGCGTTGACGTGCTTACCACTTTTGCTGATATTCAAGATGTTGATGTGTCTGCGGCAACCTCACTTGCTAAGGACAATTCTCTTGACAATGCTGAAAAAACAGTGTATAATGCTCTTGGAGTATCGAAAAATATATTTAATACTGATGGTAATTTAGCATTGGAAAAGTCTATTTTGGCTGATGAAGGAACTCTGAGAGATTTAATTTTATAGTATGAACATCTATTTTCTCAGATTGCCTCAAAACGAAGTAGCAATAAAAAGAAATGGACTTTTAGATTTTATATGCTTCTTACTACACAGTACAATTATTAGGCCCTATCAAAAATGTATAAAGAGCAGGATTAGATAGGATTCTCAAAAATGCTTCCATAGATTGCTCTTGGACAGTCTTAGAGTTTTATACTTAATACCGCTTTCTTTGAGAATGAATTACTTCATCTTAGTGAAATTATGCTTCCACCACTCATGTCCTCTACACTTTCTTCTGCTGATTTAAAAGATTTGGGCAGTAACAAGCAAACAAATACAATACAAACTTCAAAATCAGAAGGAGGACGTCCTCCCAAAGAAGAAGGCGAACTTAGTGAAAAAACTATTTAGAATAAGGAATCTGCGAAATGAGGAAGATATAAATGTCACATACAAGTATTATAATGAATAGCCCATGTGAAATTATTAATGTTGTACCGTATAATCCTTTTATTTCAAGATGTTGTATCAAAGTTTGTTATATTGGATAGAATAGAAATCGCAGCGTGATTTCAAAAGAAGTTGCAATAGAGCTGGCGAAATCTCTTCCTGGTAGTCCAATAGTTGGGTATTATAATGAAGCAACCGGAGATTTTGAAGAGCATAATTAGATTATCGAAATCGTCGGAGGGACTCTGAGAATTAAAGATAGTACAAAAGCGTATGGCTTTGTTGACCTAAATGCTAGAACATGGTTTTAGGATTATCTTGACGATGGAGTACCACATACATATCTTGTAACCGAGGGTTATATTTGGACAGAATAGTTTCCAGAAAGCAAAAGAATTATTGAACGAGGAAATAATTAGTCCATGGAATTGGATGAGGAAACTTTGAAAGGAACTTGGACAATTGACAATAATTCTAATGTTGAATTTTTTATTATTAATGAAGCAATAATTTCTAAACTTTGTATTTTGGGAGAAGATTTTGAACCCTGCTTTGAAGGTGCCAGAATTGAAAAATTCTCCCTTGATAGAGACTTCCATCAGAAAGTTTACTCGTTAATGAAGGAAGTTCAAAAGTTGAAAGGAGGAGAATTGTCATTTATGGATGAAACACTGAAGAATTTAGAAAACGAAGAAGTCCAAGCAAATGCGGTCGAGCCAGAAACAGAGTTCTCGGCGGTTGAACCTGAGGCAGCACCTGTTGCAGCCGAAGCAGAGACCCAAGCTGTAGAGCCTGAGGTCACTGAGCCAGAAACCGCAGAGAGCGAAGACGCAGAACCTGAAAACTCTTAGGACGAAAGCGTTAAATTTAGTCTTGAAGATTTTCAAACTTTACAAGAGAATTATTCTACTCTTGAAAATAGTTTTAACGAACTACAAGAGAAGTTTAATACAATGGAAGCTAATTATAACCTTCTTGTCGAGTTTAAAGAGCAAAAAGATAGAGAAGCTAAACAGACTATGATTGATAGTTTCTATATGCTATCTGATGATGAAAAGAAAGATGTTCAAGATAATATTGATACTTACTCTTTAGACGAAATAGAGGGAAAGCTTTCAATTATTTGCGTGCATAATAAGCTAGATTTGTCTGAGAAGAGTGACAATGAAAATCATTTGGAGACTACCTTCAGTTTAGATGACGCAAATTTCTCTGAAGAAGAGGAAAATGTTCCAGCTTGGTTGAGTCTTTTAAGAAAGACAAAGAAAAATGAAAAGTAATATAGGAGGAAAGATAAATGGCTAAAACTAGATTAAGTGCGGCTCAACTTGTTGAGCGTGGCTATGGCCAAGTTGAGCCCAACCATCTGTCAGCTCAAAGAAATGGCCAGATTTATGGTCAGCTACCAGCAGATCCAACAATCACAAAGCTTGAAAATGGTCAGTTCGTAAAATACAACTATGCTCTTGGTCTTACCACTTTTGAAAAGAATAAGGCAATCGAGGGTGAATGGATGCTCGTTTTTAACGAAGTAAAGGTATATCGTGAATGGGAATCAGATGCAGATTTTGCTATGCTAAAGGACAATTATGTAGCTCGTGTTTATAGTCCTATTGATGGCGAAGCAACAATGACTCAACAGTCTTCTCCACGTTATTATGGTGGTCTTGACGCAGATGGTAATGCAATTCGTAAGGTTGTTACCCCTGCAGACCCTTATGAGTGGGATTCTACCGATAATCCTTTCCTGTCTACCTGGGATTATTCTGGACCCAAGGATATGCCCACCGGTGCAGTTATGACTCCTCGTGTTTTAAAGACTGCTGTTGGCGATATTTATACTACCAATATGGTTGATGAGTCATGGGAGACTCTTACAATTGGAACCATTCTTGCCCCAACCCCCGCAGATGGTATTCTTCGTACTTCTGGAGATACTACTGCTATGAAGTGGCAAGTTGTTAAAAAGTATGACCTTGGCGACCGTCAGAAGGCCGTTAAGATTATGCGTATTGCTTAATGAAAGGAGAGAGAAACGATGGCATTAAATACACAAGATTTAATTAAATTAGCTAAGATTGCTGCTGGTGCTAAGCGTTCCGCTCCTGTAGCATATAGTTTCAATAATGAAACTTTTAGTTATGACGATGTACAAGAAGCTTTACGCCTAGAATTCTCTGCGCTAGCTCCGGACTATCGTGCTTATAGAGAAAATAAAAATACTATCTTTCGTGTCATTGAGGAAACTCTTAGTGAGAGTATTCCAGAAAGAACCAAGCTTAATTATGAGCAATGGGCAGAGGTTAAGCGCTTTGCACAGGGTGATAAACCCATTTTCCGTCGCAAGACCCTGAATCGTAATCGTACTCGTGGTAAGCAGTTCGTCACTCGTGTTGGACTGGCTGGTATCTATGAAGTCTTCAAGCTTGGAAGCGCTCAGGAGAGTTTTGAAGTTCCCACTAATGCAATTGGTGGAGCTGCTTAGATTGGTTTTGAAGAGTTTTTGGATGGTCGTGTTGACTGGGCCGAACTGGTAAATATTATTTACGAGGCTATCGAAGATCTTATTTTTGAAGAGGTTGGAAAGGCTCTTGACGAGGGTATTGATCAGCTTCCTGCCGAGAACAAGATTGTTTCTAATGGCTTTAACGAGGCCGCTTTTGATGCAATTCTGAATCATGCAAAAATGTATGGTAATGTAACAGTCTATTGCACCAACGAGTTTGCAGTTAAAATGGTTCCTCAAGAGGCTTGGAGATATACCGAAGCCATGAAGGATGAACTATATCGCACCGGTCGTCTAGCTGGTTACAAGGGTGAGAATATTGTTATTCTTCCTAACCAGTATAAAGATGCTTTTGGTACCGAGAAAGTTCTTGATCCCTCTCTCTGCTGGATTATTCCATCCTCTGCTGACTAGAAGCCTGTAAAGATTGCTTTTGAGGGCGACCTTTATACCAATGAGTTCGAAAATTATGACTGGTCTCGTGACATTCATGTTTACGAGAAGGTTGGTGTTGCTTGCATGATGGATAATGCTATTCACGTTTATAAGGATACCAGCTTGTCTAAGAGCGGTGCTTTCAATTTGAAAGATACTGTTAAGAATGTTGTTACTATCGATGGTGAGGTTGTAACATCTTCTGCGGTTGAATATGAAGAAGTTACTTCACCAACCGGTAATCCTTCTACTTCTGGATATTATGAGTTTGTAAATGGTAAATATGTCCCAAGTGAGGATACCGAAGTCGATAGTAGTAAGACTTATTACGTTGTAAAGTCTTAATTTGATTTAAAAATATAAAGGGGAATTGATTTTTTCTTTTCCCCTTTATGGAGAAAAAGGAGTTTATTATATGAGTAAAATGTTTATTGTGACCAATCGAAGTGCTAGTAGAATTTTTTATTCTGTTCCAGAGATTGGCGTTTTAGCAAGAGATTTTTAGCCTGGTGAAAAGAAAAAGATTAGCTTTGAGGAGCTATAGAGCTTAAATTATTAGCCAGGTGGCCATGCTCTTATAAAGGAATACTTGTTGATTGAAGACCCAGCGGCTACCAAAGAGTTTATTGGCCACACAGAGCCTGAATATAATATGACTGCGGCTGATGTAAAAGAATTGATTTTACACGGATCTATGGACGAATGGCTTGATTGTTTAGACTTTGCTCCAGAAGGTGTTATTGACTTGGTTAAAGAACTAAGTATTGAACTACCATTAACAGACACTAGAAAGATGAATGCCTTCAAAGAAAAAACTGGAGCAGATTTAGCTAAAATGATTTAGCTGCGACAAGAGGAAAATGCCGAAGAGCAATCTAAGAAATCCGAAGAGCCCGTCTAGAGACGAACACAATAGGAGAAGGTCTAGACGGTTGTTGATGAGCCCGTTCGTAGAACTTCTGGATCGAGATATAAAGTTGTAAAAAAGGGTTAATTAGAAGCAAAGGGGCGTATTTAATGAATACAAATACCGATAATGAGACTTCTGTTATATAGACTAAATTCGCCAAGGTATATAATCGTTTTTTAGGTAAAATAACAGACGATATGTATGTAGAATTAACCCCAGAAGATACTCTACGAGACCTACATGAATTAATTATACAAGCATTACCTGAATTTGAGTTTCCAAGAATTAATTTGTATGATTACGTAGAAGACGTTGAAGTCATACCTAAAGAAGAAGTTACTGGAGAGGATTTTGCTTTATCGGTAATACTTGATAATTCGGAAAACGTTATTGTAGATAATTCTTGCTTTAATAATGAATTAACTCCAGAAGAGATAAATATATTAGCTATTTTAATGATGATCGCTTGGGTGTAGCGTCAAGTGACTTCCATTGAAAATACTCGTATGAAATTTAGCGGAGCTGACTTTAAGATGACCAGTCAAGCCAATCATCTTCAAAAATTACTCTCACTGTTGGGAGAGTGCTAGAGACAATCTAGACATCTGCAAAGACTTTATAAAAGGCGTCGTCCTGAGAAAGGTGCAGATAATACAGAATTATATCGGTCTAATTGGGATATTTTTAAAACTGGAGTTTATTATTAATGGACAAATGTTTTTCTGAATAGGCTTTAGAAAAGAATTCTATTAGACTGGTAAATTAGTTATGGAAGTTGATTCCAATGCGAGAAAATGAAGAAGATTGGGAAAAACAATTAAATACATTGATAATAGAGATTGCGGGCTTAGGAAGTATTTTTTCCGAAGTGCCGCAATTTTTATAGCTACTTGCGAAATTGCAAGGATTACTTGTTACAGAGACTTCTTTTGGAATTTATCGCAAGACTATTTTTGAATGTATTTCTTTACTGCGAGGTTGTTTCAATGGGAAGACCGACTAAGAATATATTTTTAAATTCAAGTTTGAAGTTAATGGCTAATCGTGGGGGATATATTTTATCTCCGGAGTTTACTCAAAATGTATAGACTGGGGTTAATGAAATGGCTACTCGATTAGAATATTAGGGTGGCTTTCCGCAATAGAATAGAATGATACGAGATAAGAAGCGTAGCTTGGATAAAGCTGTATTATATTCTTATCAAGGAGCTTTTGTAAGAAAAGTGTCTGAGGGGTATGTTAGTGACTAGCCTCCGGTAAGAGCATTAATTAATCCTGATAAATTAAAATATGATTATGATGATAAAATTATATCAATTGGTTTTGAACACAATTTTACAACTGGTGATGTTTTTGAATGGTGCAATACAAATTCCTATTGGCTGATTTGTTTATAGGATTTAACTGAATTGGCATATTTTCGCGGAGATATTAGAAGATGCAGATACGAAATAGAATGGCTAAACGAGGATAATGAAAAATGTCATACATATGCCGCAGTTAGAGGTCCAGTAGAAACTAAGATTGATTATATTCAAAAACATGGAATAAGTGTTGATAATCCAAACTATTCTTTACATATTTTGATGCCTCTTACAGACGCTACAAAAAAATATTTTACGAGATATAATAAATTCTATTTGTAGAATGATACTGTTTGTTGGCGAGTGGAAGCTACAGATTGGATAAGCACTCCTGGAATTTTGGAGATTACGGCTGTAGAATATTATGCTAATGAGACAGAAGACGATATAGAAAAAGGATTAGTTGGTTCTTTAGTTGTTAAAGATATAAACATTAATCCAGCAGAGGTCGAATCTGCAATTGTGGGTGAAACATTTATCACACCAAAGAGAAAGTATCATTATTATTATGATGGCATATACGTCGATGGCACCTGGAGTATTGATGATAAATTGCCAGTCGTTTATAGAATAAATGATGATAATTCTCTTGATTTAAAATGGACAGCTTCTTATAGTGGTTAGTTCGATTTAAAATTTAAAGATTTAACAAAGACAATAGTTGTTGAATCGCTGTTTTGAGATAAAGGAGTTTTGTTATGAAAATAGAAAGCTATAAATTTCCTAAATCTAGTTTTCTATCCACTGAAAAAGATATGTCTATTATTGTAGACTTATTTTTAAAAAATGAACGATTAAAGAAATTATTATGGTATACCACAAACGATTGTTTATCTAGACCTAATATTTCCGAAGATGAAACATTTTAGATGTTCGGTCAACAAATAAAGATAGTTCCAAAGCTATATGTTGATGGTTCTGTTTTGAATTATATTATTATTAGTTTTGACAACTTTGTTCCAAGTGGTAATCCAGAGTTTCGAGATAATATTGTTGAATTTGATATTATTTGTCATTTTGATTAGTGGAATTTAAAAGATTTTTAGCTGCGGCCTTATAAGATTGCGGCTGAAATTGATACCATGTTAAATGGAAAATCTTTAACTGGCATTGGAGAACTGGAATTTATCGGAGCAAATTAGATGATTCTTACTGATGAATACGCTGGTTTATGCTTAATGTATAGAGCTGTTCACGGTGGAGAAGATACTAAGAAAGCTCAAAATCCTGTTGAGCAAGCTGATTTGGTTGAAAATTTTGATAGAATATTTAACAATAAGTAATGGACATTCGCCTGGCTTTAATGGCCGGTATTGATATTCCAATACCAGAATTATAGCTAACAATTCATCAACCGACCATAAAAGAGATTGCTTTAATAGGAGATACAGATTTTTTTATCGGTATTTAGTGTTTAACCATTAATAAAAATATGATAGCTTAGGGCGAAACTCTTTTAGGAAATACAAATAATTTTCAAATATTTATGACATTGATGACAGAGAAAGAATCCAAAGATAAAAAAGATTCGGTTTTACAG